AAATGGCTTCATTAGCCAAATCAGAAATGACCAACTATAGAAATGGTGTCTATAAAGTCGCATATTCAAAATATGCACAAAATGTCACCACATACGGCAAGTGGTATCAAATCGTTACAAGCAAAAGAAAATGTTTTAACGGAGATTCAAGTATTGCTTCCACTATGAAGGTCATGCATAGCGATTACTTTAAACAAGTAAGCATGTGTGACAGATATGGAATGTCTATCTGTCAGATTTATATAAAACCCACCTATGAACCTTGTTCTGAATATAAATACAACGCATTTGATTATCAGATGTGCATGGAAGATCAGGCAAGAGATTATGGTGGGGGATATGTTGATTAATCTAATTAATCATTAATTAGCAGTGAATAAACATTTGGTATAATAGATACAGAAGCGATTGTGGCTTCTGACATTAAAACTGTTTATCGCCATTTACAGTTTTCACTTCCTTGAAGTGCGTTCTGTTTTCGTTTCACCACTTTTGCAGGACGCACTTCTTTAGTGAAACCTATTGTGTAGATCACATGGATGTGCTATAATTGGTATATAAGGTTACAAAATGGCGAATTAAATGGCATCTATAGTCACCTACAGCCAAACCTAGATTTATTACTGCGTGTTATTTCTTGCACCTATGGGAATAACACATGATGGTGTTCTTGGACTTCTTGACCATAGCAGTTGGAAACAAAACAAGAACCATGCAGACGATAAGTTCACAGCATGGATAGCACTACATGGATGTGTCACCACGAAGTCATGTAGCAGGTGTCTTATTACAGTCTTAGGGCAGGTAATAAGTATTCACAGTGGGAAATGATCTACAACCAGTAGATAGGTTTCTGAATCATTGGTCTTGATTCAGGGAGATAAACCTACTTACCTGATCATTTTGGGATACAGGCTATGTCCTGTACTACCCAAAATAAAGTAAGTAGTTAAAACTTAATATGTAGTAAATGTATGTATGAAATATAAGTAATACATATATGTATAGAAATATACAAAGAACCTACTAATCAAAGTGATTAATAAGGGAAAGGAATAGATAAAAGATGAACAGGAAGAAGATATATGAATACAACCAAAAAGGGGTTCGCAAACCCTAAAAACCCTTACAGTGACTATGTTAAGGACAAAGCAAACCTAGTTAAAATCAATGCTGACAATGTGAAATACGGCAATGTCATCTTGGGATATAGAAAGTTCAATGACCAGCCTTGGCGATTTGGCAAGGACTTGGAAGAACTAAACGACTTAACAATCATTCAAATAGCAGGGGTAGGCAAACACGAACTACCCACAGCCAAGGTGCATGAATACCTAATGCTGAATGATGCGAAATTACGCACAATGGATAGCACTGGATTTGGCTTTCCAACATCATCCTATGTAGTACCCATTAGGGACTTAGTTGAATACTGCACTGGAAGGCAGGAATTCACCAATGCCTAATTTCAATGACGGTGATTACGATGATGAATCAGGCTTGGTATCAATCAAGTGCGACTACTGCAATGGCTTCACAGAAATGGAAATGCGGCATGGTTTGGTCTATGGATCAAGATGCCGTCATTGCGGGGAAACACCATGACCAGTGATCAACTAATTAATTTAATGGCTTCTGAATGGCACACTGAAGATTATTCAATGCCAATCATTTATATGGGTGAAGAAGAAGCCCCAGCGAATGTACATATTCAATGCTTTACATGTGACAAGAACATGTATGGATATATGAAGGGCAATCTAAACATTATTGAACTTATGGTTTCGTATTGTGATGAATGTTCAGATGATTAAGCACTTTCCTTACTGTGAATATATAGAAGATATAATTGGATAGTGATAGAAGAAATATATTGGTGTGAACCATGCGATCTAGTCAATTGCCCTAGTCACAGGGGGCAGTTGATTGGATGGGTGGAACATGCTGATACAGGTGTAGATGAAAAGACTTTATGACAGTAGGCAATATAGGCAGAACAGGGCAATAGTCCTTAAACAGGCTAACTATGTCTGTTGCTTCTGTGGTGGTACAGCAACCACTGTGGATCACATAGTCCCTAAGTCAATGGAAGGTTCATCCAACAAGATTGGAAACCTTCGTGCCATGTGCATCAGTTGTAATTCAAGTCGTGGCAATGAAATACGCAGTAAGAAGCGTAGAACCACACGCATAAACAACAAATGGTTCTAAATATCGGATTTGGGCGTTTTTCTGTGTATCGCTGTTCACCTACGCCCACATGCTGAAAAATTTTTTCGCAAGGAAATTGAGATTCAGCCGTACAGCAGGAAGAAGGATTTATGACACAAACAACAGGTTTTGGAAAAGGAAGACCATCCAAATTTGAACTGATTTCTGCGGATAATCCGTTGAATTCGTTCCTTGATTCAGAAAAGACACTGGATCAGGCGATATTGGATGCAATTAATAGTGCTGACTGGCTTAGTGCTGAAGATGAAGGGTCTGCACTACTTGCAGTCCATCTAGCAAAGCAATTAGTGATGCAGGAAAACCGCACACACCAAATTGCCCCTGTCTTGATCTCACTATTGGGAAATCTTGGACTGCTTTACGGCACACGCCAACAATCATCAACAGATTCTGTAGATGACTTCTTATCAGAATTAAGGTCAAATGAAGTGGCTTCCAACTAGATACACAAAGCCCTTAACAGATAACTTTCCGTCATCAGGGGATACCGTCATAGGTATTGCAGAAGCCTTTATCAGACTCCCTGAACGCAATAACGCCAAGTTAGTCCTAACTGAATGGCAGAAGTGGCTGATCAGGTCTGTCTTGGAGAGATATCCAAAAGACCATCCTGATCCTGAAAAGGCAGGAAGGCTTAGGTACAAGCAAGTAGTCATTTCCATTCCTAGAAAGAATGGCAAAAGCCTTCTAGGGTCACTATTTGCCCTATACGGACTTATCGCACATGAATCAGGTGCAGAAGTCATATCTGTTGCTTCATCTGCAGACCAAGCAAACATTGTCTATAGAAATGTTCTTAATCAGATTCTTAACAGTAAATATCTAAAGCCAAGGTTCAAGAAAGCCACTGAAGGCAGGGGTATTTACACATCTGATGGAACAGGTCGCTACATAGTCATGGGAAATCGTGCTACTTCAGCACAGGGAATGCACCCATCTATGGTCATCTTTGATGAACTTCATGTGGGTAAAGCAGATCTATGGACAGCAATGGCTTTGGGTAGTGCCACACGATTAGATGGAATGGTCATTGGAATTACTACGGCAGGTGATGACAATTCAAATCTTCTTAACAACCTTTACGCCAAGGGACAGATAGCAATAGATGGCAATCCTGACCTAGAACGATTTGGATTCTTCGTTTGGGAAGCACCTGAAGGATGTTCACTGGATGACAGGGAAGCAGTTGAACTTGCTAATCCAAACCTTGTGGAAGGTCTTCTTCAATGGACAAATGTGAAGACTGAACTGGCAACTATGCCTGAATCAGATGCTAGAAGGTACAGACTGAATCAATTCGTCCCATCATCAGATACTTGGATTCCTAATGGTCTATGGCAAGCCCTAGAACATGGGGAAGTAGATAAAAGTAAGCCTGTTTGCATCGCTGTAGATAGAACAATGTCTTGGGATCACGCTTCAATCATGGTGGCACAGAAGACTGATACTGGATACATAACAGAACTTGTCGCTTCTATTTCTAGACCTGACAAGAAGAAATTGCTGGATGTATGCCTTCAACTAGCATCAAGTCATCAGGCTGTGTTTGCCATAGATGGCTATATCAATGCAGAACTGGCTTTTGAACTTAAACAGCGTGGGATCAATGTCCTGCAAATGTCATTAAAAGATCATGTACAGGCTTCCAATATGGTCTTTGCGAATATCGTAAATAACAAAATTAAACATTCACACGATCCATTAGTAACTAATCAGATAACTAATGGTGTTCGTAAAAATGTTGGTGATTCATGGCGAATTACTAGAAAAGACAGCATTACTGACATGGATGCGGCTATTGCAACAGTGATGTGCATTTGGGGATCTGATCAAGATGTATTTGCACAACCAATGGTGCATTAGTAAATCCGTCTTTGAATAAAAAGGGCGTATAATAGGAGAAGGAATATGGGAATTTTTAACAATCTTTTAAATAGAAAAACAACAGTAACGGAAGAAAGAAGCGTTAGTGCTTTTATTCCTAGCCGTTCTGCAACCACAGTAACAATGGATTCAGCCCTAACTTTGGGTGCTGTCTATCGCTGTGTAAATATCATTGCCACATCAGTTTCACAGTGTCCAGTACAGGTGTTTAGAAATGAAGTGACACCCATTTCCATACCGTCATTCATTTCACAACCAACACTAGGAACAAGTCAGAGAAGTTTTCTTTTCAAGACTGCCACAGGTCTTGCGTTAGATGGTAATGCCTATTGGCTTATCACACGCAAGCCTGATGGTTCACCTATCAATATTGAAGTATTGCCAGTGGGACAGGTATTCATTGAAACACTTGCTGATGGAAGTATTCGCTATATCTATAACGGTCAAACGCTAGATCCTGCAAATCTTCAGCACCTTAAATTGTGCGACATTGCAGGAAGACCAACTGGATTGGGTGCA